TTATCTGCCAGTATTCTTCCGGAACGGTCCAATGGACTCCATCCTCGGGATCAAGATTCTTCCAGGATTGTGTCGGCATCATGATCGTACCGTCTTCTCCAACCACTTCAATCAATGCCTCAATAACGGTCTGCGCCCCGCCACAGACATAGCCCATTTTAGATAATGCTGTATGAACCATTACCGTATGGCCTTTCGTCAAACCTACAGAATGCAGCGCATTTACGATTTCATTTTTTGTAATTGGTTTCAAAACCATATCTCCCCTAACAGTTTATATCAAAAGTTAATCCTACAAAGGCCTTGAAGGCCTACCACATTATACCGCAGGTCAGGACTGTCTGCCACCGCAAATTGTCCAATCTGTGAGAAGATTCACAGGGAAACATCATGTATAATGGTATCGTGGAAAAATACACAAAGGGCTATCCGGGCAGCCGGACGGCTCTTCTTTTTATGGAGGAAACCGCATGAAGAATCCTTTTGCTGGGCTGTTCCGTGCGCGGGATAAGCCCCAGGACAGCGTCAGTTCCGCGCCAACCTTCTACTTCGGCACCAGCGGCTCCGGGAAACCAGTCAACGCAAACACAGCGATCCAGCTTTCCACGGTCTACGCCTGCGTCCGGGTCATCTCAGAAACGGTCGCCAGCCTGCCGCTGGGAGTGTACGAAGCTAAGGAAGACGGGAACCGCAAGGCAACAGAGCATCCGCTGTATCTTCTGCTCCATGACGAGCCGAACAGTGAGATGACATCCTTTGTTTTGCGGGAAGTCATGCTGGCCCATCTGCTGCTTTGGGGAAACAGCTACTGCCAGATCATCCGGTCTGGTCGGAACCAGGTCACCGGCCTGTATCCGCTGCTGCCGGATAAGATGACGGTAGATAGGGATAAAAAAGGCATCCTGACTTATACCTACATGACCAGCACTGGAGAACAGGTGGTGCTGTCCCCGGAAGATGTCCTGCACATCCCAGGCCTTGGCTTTGACGGGATCATGGGCTACAGCCCCATCGCGCTTGAGAAAAACGCGATCGGCCTTGGGATCGCTTCCGAGGAGTATGGCAGTAAGTTCTTCTCTAACGGCGCACGGCCTTCCGGTATCCTGACGCACCCGAACACTGTGAAGAATCCGAAGGCCCTCCGCGAAAGCTGGAATAGCGCCTATGGCGGTTCTTCCAACAGTAATCGTGTGGCCATACTGGAAGAAGGCATGAAGTTTGAGCCGATTGCTATTCCGAATAATGAAGCGCAGTTTCTGGAAACCCGCAAGTTTCAGGTGGATGAGATTTGCCGGATTTACAGGGTGCCGCCTCATCTCGTAGGCAATCTGGAGCATGCAACCTTCTCCAACATCGAGCACCAGAGCATTGACTTTGCTGTGCATACCATTCGGCCCTGGCTCGTCAGAATTGAACAGGCTATGAACCGCGCCCTTTTCACCGATCAGGAGAAGGGGCGCTTTTATGTGCAGTTCAATATGGACGGCCTGATGCGTGGCGACTACAAGTCCCGCATGGAAGGCTACGCTATTGGTCGCCAGAACGGTTGGTTGTCCGCAAACGACATCCGGGCGCTGGAGAACCAGAATCCCATCCCAAAGGAAGAAGGCGGCGACGCCTATCTGGTCAATGGCAACATGATCCCCATCACGACCGCGATGAAGCAGCCTGCGGACGATGCGGATCAGACAGTAACACAATCCAATCCTGAAAGAAGGAGGTACACCTGATGCGACACTTTTGGAACTGGGTCCGCAACGACGATGAGTCCCGAACCCTGTATCTGGACGGTGTGATCGCGGAAGAATCCTGGTTCTCCGATGATATCACGCCCGCCATGTTCAAGGAGGAGCTTTTCGCAGGGAACGGCCCCATCACCATTCATCTGAATTCCCCGGGCGGCGACTGCATCGCGGCCAGCCAGATCTACACCATGCTCATGGATTATCCCGGTGACGTGACTATCCAGATTGACGGCATGGCAGCTTCTGCCGCTTCCGTCATCGCGATGGCCGGTACCCATGTGACCATGAGCCCGACCAGTCTGATGATGATCCACAACCCCTTCACGATGGCCATGGGCGATACGGAAGAGATGCGGAAAGCCATCCAGCTGCTGGATGAGGTAAAAGAGTCTATCATCACAGCCTACCACATCAAGACTGGACTAAGCCGGGATAAGATCTCCCAGCTCATGGACAGTGAAACATGGATGAACGCTCTGAAAGCCAGGGAACTCGGCTTCTGCGATGAAGTCCTGTACACCGGCGCCGAAGACCTGCCGGATGACATGGCGGCCTATACCTTCGAACGTAAATCCGCTGCGGCCTGTCTCATGAACCGGATGATCGCGTCCATGCCGAAACCACAGAACGTGGTGAAGGAAGAACCCGAGCACCCGCCTGATGCGGCACCAACTCCTGAGGAACCCGAACCTGTTACCCCTGACAACCGAGTGAAAGCGGCAGACCTAGAGAAAAGGCTGTCGCTTTTGAAATGATGAAGGAGGATTTTCATTATGAATCAGATTCTTGCTCTGCGTGAAAAACGCGCCAACCTGTGGAACGAGACCAAAGCGTTCCTGGAATCTCATCGTGCCGAAGATGGCACCGTATCCGCCGAGGACAACGCGACCTACGAGAAGATGGAGGCTGACGTAGTCGCTCTCGGCAAGGAAATTGACCGGCTTGAGCGTCAGGCCGCGATCGATCGTGAGATGGATCAGCCGACTGCTTCTCCGTTGGTTTCCCGTCCCGTTGCTCACTCCGCCCAGAAGCAGGGCCGTGCTTCCGACGAGTACAAGACTGCTTTCTGGGGCATGATCCGGAATCGGGTCGCCACTCCGGGTGTGATGAACGCCCTGCAGGTTGGCACCGACTCCGAAGGCGGCTATCTCGTGCCGGACGAGTACGAACGCACCCTGGTGCAGGGTCTCGAGGAGGAGAACGTTCTCCGTTCCCTGTGCACTGTCATCCAGACTAGTTCTGGTGATCGGAAGATCCCGCTGGTGGCTTCCCACGGTACCGCTTCCTGGGTAGATGAAGAAGCCACGATCCCTGACAGCGATGATGTTTTCGGTCAGATCTCTATCGGTGCTCACAAGGTGGCTACCATGATCAAGGTGTCTGACGAACTTCTGCAGGACAGTGTTTTCAACATTGAAAGCTACATTGCTGCTGAGTTTGCCCGCCGGATCGGTGCTGCCGAAGAGGAAGCCTTCATCACCGGTAATGGCACCGGTAAGCCCACGGGTCTGCTGCATGCCACAAATGGCGCGGGCATTGGTGTTACCACCAATGGAAACACGCCGACTGCGGACGAGATCTTCGATCTGATCCACTCTATCAAGAGCGTGTACCGGAAGAAGGCCGTCTTCTTGCTCAATGACAGCACCCTGAAGGCCCTTCGGAAACTGAAGGATGGTCAGGGCCAGTACCTCTGGCAGCCGGGTCTCAAGGAAGGTCAGCCGGACACCCTGCTGAATTACCGCCTGGTGACTTCTCCCTTCATGCCGGAAATTGACTCCGGAAACAAGGTGATCCTGTTCGGCGACTTCAAGTCCTACTGGATTGCTGACCGTCAGGGCCGTTCCTTCCAGCGTCTGAATGAGCTGTATGCCGCTACCGGTCAGGTCGGTTTCCGCGCTACCCAGCGCGTAGATGGCCGCCTGGTACTGGCTGAGGCCATGAAGTGCCTGGCTGTGAAGGCCTGATCACTCAACGACCATGGGAGCCGTCTGTAATGGGCGGCTCCCTTCCAGCATTGGAGGTGCTGAGTTATGAGCTATAACGCGAAAAACTATACCGAGCAGGGCGGCGAAGTCACCCATATCGGCGGTAAGCTGGTCTTCGATGATGGCGGCTGCATTGCCGGTTTTCCCGGTGCGGAGAATCAGGCTGCTGAGACACCCAATAGTGATTCTGCTTCCAAAGTCAGAACAAGCCTAAATGATCTGCTCACCAAACTGAAGAATGCGGGCATCATGATCGGCGATACCTGGAGTGTGTCTGTTCTGGCTTGCCCGACGCCTGCTGCCATGCCGACGAGCGAGACTGCTGCCAACAGCGGCCATGCGACCGTGACTATCGACGGCACGGAGATCACCATTACCCTCAACTGCAAGGTCAGTGAACTGGCCAACGCGAACCATGGAGAAACCTGGGGAACGCATAAGTGGTTGGGTTTTGGTGTTCGCACGGGCATTGGATCTGTCGTGGGTGTGAAGTTCACCGATGATACTGGAGCGAGCGCCACCCTGACTGCGGACGATGCCACTGAGGCGTCTGGACTTGGGCTTTCCGCTGGCGACTTTGTTTTGTACATCAAGGCTGAACAGGAAGGCTATCTCACCGGTAAGAAGGGGTTCACCCTGAAGGGCAATGGCTATGCCGAGACCACCTTCACGATGAAGATCGTGGAGCCGACCACGCAGGAGGGATAAGTCATGTCGAAGTGCTATTTTGCCCATGGCGGTAATGAACTGGTCATCGGCGGGAAGCTGACCTTCCTGCCCGGTGCCAGTGTGGAAGGCGGCGAGGGACTGTTCGATCTTCCTCCCGGAGGTGAAACTGTCACGCTGCCCTTTCTGGCTGACAGCACGGCGACCACCGTAGCCCAGCTCCGCGAGGACTACAACCGCCTGCTGTCCGTACTGCGGGATGCCGGGATTATCGCGCCTCTTCAGGAGGTGATCCCCGATGATCGTGACGGTTGATGAGGTAAAAACCCATCTGCGTATTGAACACAATGAGGAAGACAGCTATATCGAAGGCCTGATCAAACAGGCTCAGGCGGAGGCGGAGGATTACTGCCGGGTTTCTTTCGAGGAACCCGACGAGGAAGATAATATCCCGGATGCTCCTGAGCCTGTCCGGCTGGCCGTCATCCTCATGACCAGTTTCTACTATGAAAACCGGGATATCCCGGACATGACGACTTACAAAGCAACCCGTATGGCGTTTGACAATCTGCTGTATCGGTATCGTGATCCCGCAAAGATGTTCTGACGGAGGTGATGATCAATGCGAGGTTACAAAAACTTCGAAAGCGATCCTCACCCCGGAGAACTCCGACATAAGATCGAGATTGGCTATACAGAGAACACCATCAACGAAAACGGCTATCCCGCCCCGACAGATGTCTTGGTCTGCCGGGTATGGGCCGCTGTGACGGACGCTGGAAACCAGCACTACCGGGCTGCCGACGTCATGAACACCGAGGCTGTCATCAACTTTACCATCCGGTACCGGGAGGACATCAAGCCCGGGATGTGGGTGCGCTTTCAGGGAGATAAATGGAATATCTCAACTCTGGGCGAGTATAGCTTCAAACGCACCTACCTCGGCCTGAAGGCTTCCCTTGCCAAGGGGGTGAGCGGATGAAACAGGTACAGCAGGCGCTGGCGAACATCGGTATTCCTGTATACGCTGGTATATGGCGGGCAACCTCGCCCAACCAGAACCCTCCGGAACAGTACTGCGTTTACTCCACGACAACCACGGAAGGAAGCCATCACGACGATCATGTGACTTCCTTCCGCACTTTTGTCTATCTGAACCTGTGGAGCGATACCGATCCGACCGATATGGCGGATACGATCCGGGCAGCCATGTACCAGTACGGCTTTACGATGGTAGAAGAATCCGACAAGGGTTACAACCAGCCAGCCTACGATACCGCCACCCGGCAATACACAGTCCAGTGGACATGGTGCTGGAGGGAGGATGTGGAGTATGGCAATTGAACTCCAGGGCTTTGACGATCTGAAGAATGACCTGACCAATATGGCTTACGCGCTGGATCAGGGTCCTGGTGTGAACCGTGCCCTGAAAGCTGGCGCTGTTCCCATTGAACAGCAGATGCTTCACAACGCCAGCACTGACCCGAAGATCATCACGGATGCCCTGCACTCTTCTATCCATACCGGCAGTGTGAAGAAACGGCGCGGCAGCGGAAAGATGATCACCATCGGCGTTCACCACAGCGAGAAAGGCGCGTACTACGCAAACCCTGTAGAGTTTGGCCATGGCGGTCCCGCCCCAGCTCCCGCGCATCCTTTTGTCCGTCCTGCCTTTGATACCCGGGCTGATGAGGCCTATGAAGAAATGAAGCGCGTCCTCCGAGACGAGCTCAAAAACCGATGAATTTGGAGGTAAAAGATTATGCCTAGCAATCCTACCGCTTCTCCGACTGTTTCTTCTACGGTCGGCCTGAAGAACATGGTGATCGCCCCGCTGACGGTCGACACCGAGGAAACCCTGACCTATGGAGATCTGCAACTGGTGGCTGGCGCTATTGAGGCGACCATCACTCCGGACAATGCCGATCCGGATATCCAGTATGCGGACGACATCGAGTTCGATGTCCTGTACCCTGATCCTGAACTGACCTTCACCACGAAGATGGCGGACATTCCGCTTGCCATCCAGGAGATGATCTTCGGCAACAACATCGACGACAATGGCGTTCTGATTCGGACTTCCACGGACAAGCCCCCTTACTTCGCTGTCGGCTTCAAGAGTGAGAAGTCCAACGGCAAGTTCCGCTTCGTGTGGCTGTACAAAGTGCGGGCGAAACCCCTCACTGAGAACTATGCCACAAAGGAAGGCACAACCATCAACCGCCAGACCGGTGAGGTTGAATGGACCGCGATTAAGCGCACCCACGATTCCCGGTACCAGGCTGTTGCCGATGAGGGTGAAAACGGCTTTACCGCCGCCATGGGAGAAACCTTCCTGACGAGCGTGTACACGCCCAGCTTCACCCCGTAATCCCCATAACTCCGCTGCCGCATAGACATGACGCTGTGCGGCAGCATTTTATTCTGTGATGGAGGAATTGATCATGATCACATGCACTCTTGGTGAAAAGAAATACACCATGGACTTTGTTTCCGGCAGGGCACTGCGGGAAATGGAGCCTGCCGCGAAGACCTATGGCAAACTGGTTCGTCTGTCCCAGGATGCCGTGGAAGGGAAAGACATTGCTGAAGAACAGATGACAGTGACAGACGCTCTGGACACCATGGTGAAATGGTTCTGCATCCTGTTCAACAACCAGTTCACCCCGGATGAAGTGTACGACAATTATCCCGCCGACCGGTTGATGCACGATATCGCGCTGGCCCTGATGGCGGTTCAGACCCAGACCACTGAGGTGCTGGATTCTTTCCCTACGATTCCGGTGACGCAGGAAGCGGAGGAGATCCTCCAGACGATCACTCCGATCGCTCCGGAACCCTGACGCTGCCGGAATACATCTACGCCACATACAACGAGCTGATGAAAAATGGCTGGCGGATGAAGGAAATCGACGAAATGGACATGCTGAGCTTCCTGCGCCTGCGGGCATGGGACGCCCAGCGGGAACATGAAAAGAAAAAGCCTCGCCGTGCTTTCATCGACGAGGTATGGGGATCGGTGAAGCCAGGGTAATTATCCCATGATCGCATCCCCGCCGGTATACTCCTCCAGAGAGTTCTCCCGAACCTGGATGCAAGCCCAGCTGACAGGTGAATCAGCGGCGGCGCTGAACTGTCGCTTCACTGCGGGCGCTACCCTGATCACATCTCCGGCGGCAAAATCAACTTTTTCGCCGTCGAGCACAGCGCTGCCCTTGCCGGACAGGATGATGTAGATTTCCTCATTCTTCTTATGGGCATGTACGAAAGGCACACCCGCACCTGCGGGAAGGTTGTTGATGCTGATCTCCGCGCCAGTCAATCCCAGCACGTCGTGCAGTTCGGTTCTCGGGTCCTGCTTAGCGTTCCACTTGCTGAAGTTTGCCATGTCAGTTTTCCTCCTTCTTATTTCGAACTCCCGTATTCTGGGAGCCTCGTACCTCTTCATGATAGAAGTAATCCACGATGGTTGGATGTCCCTGCGGCACTCGCTCGTAGGGTGTTTCATTGTCCACGAAGCGGCAGCCGTATCTGTGAGCCATATCTTCGGCTTTCTTTTCAAGAACTTCAAAATAGCCGCGATTCCGCTTTCCGTAGATTTCCTCATACAGCGGCAACAGATGCGGATACTTCGCCGCGATATAATCCATGATCGTCTTCCTGAATCCGCCGCGCAGGTTCAGGTTCTCAAGCCAGACCAGGTCGCACTGATCCTTCGCTCGTTCGAAGATCGCCTCAATGTCCGTAATCCCGGGGAACACCGGAGAAATGAAGCATACCGTCCGGATGCCCGCGTCATAAACCTGCTTCATGGCTGCGAGGCGTCTTTCAATGCTAACCGCCGCATCCATGTCGTTTTTGAAGTTCTCATCCAGCGTATTGACCGACCAAGAGACGGTCAGGCGGTTTCGTCGGTTAATTTCCATCAGCAGATCCATGTCCCGCAGCACCAGATCAGACTTGGTGCAGATCAGGATATCCGCGCCGCTGTTCTTCAGCTGTTCCAGCAGAAGACGGGTCTTCCCAAACTTCTCCTCTAACGGGTTATATCCGTCGGTAACCGTTCCAACGATGACCTTCTGTCCTGCGTATTTACGAGGATTGGTGATGACAGGCCATTCCTTCACATCCATGAAGGTACCCCAGTCCTCGGTGTGCCCGGTAAACCGCTTCATAAAGCTGGCATAGCAGTATTTGCAGGCATGAGGACAGCCAACATACGGATTGACCGAATAGCCGCCCAGCGGCGCGTTGGATTTGGTCATGATACTCTTCGTCTGCACTAAGCCTATTTTGATTTCCGGCTGTTCCATACTCTCTGTTCCTCCAATACATGATGGAATGCTTCTGGCAATTCCTGAATCATGGCGCTCTCGCCCATTATGGGCAACAAGTCTTCCTTCCAGAAGACGGGTATATTGTTTGCGTGCGCCTGATCTGTAAGAGAAAGCGCCCAGGCTGGCTCCGTTCTGATATTCCTGCTCTGTGGGCCGGTCATGGTGCCGACCACAATCCATCCGATGCCGGAAAGATCGACCGTTTCCGGATCGTCAAACAGCGGCTCGAATGTGATGTGATAATGCTTTGCCCGGACATTTTTCCGAAGGGCGTCGATACGCCAAAGTTCTGATTTCCTTGTGACCGTCACGCCAAACCAGGCGTTGTCCAGATCCGTATCGAAGTCCAGCAGATCAGGCCGCTTGGACAGAAACAAAAACTGATGCTGCGGATTGGCGGCAATTTTCGCGAAAACCTGCTCGCGCCATTCATCTTGCCACCCCGCCAGATCACTCATACCGGTCAGCAGATAGTTATGCGGACAGGGCTTGTCCATCAGGCGTATCTTATCGGGGAAGAATTCGGGATGGGCAAAGTCATCGATCATATGCCAGCGCTTCACGTTGTTTCGCGCATAGCAGTAGGTGCAGCCCACCGTACAGCCGATCACCAGATTCATGTTCTGAATCAGGTCTTTGATGCATACGCTCATGACTTCAGTTTCTCCTCCAAATTCTCCTGAACTCGCTGCAAGAAGGATTCAAACTGTATGATTTCATCCTCTGTGAAGCCCTGATAGTAAATCCCGCTCATCTGCTCGGAAACTGCGGCATAATCATTTTTCAGCGCCTTTGTATTTTCTGTCAGATAAAGAAGGGTTTTGCGCTTATCTTTCTCATCCTGAACCCTGCGGATCAGACCTTGCTTTTCCATCCTTTCAAGCATAGTTGTCAGAGAAGTAATCGCCAGCCCGCATCTGTCAGAAATCACTTTGATCGGGATACCATCCTGCTGCCAGAGAACATATAGGATCCGCCCCTGTGCGCCGTTAAAGGCATCAATCCCTTTTTCGGTCAGCACCTTTTCAAAGATCCGGTCACCCAGCTGCTTGATTTTTGTGACCAGGAATCCGCCATTTGTCTCCATAAAACCCTCCTATATAGGATTTGTTCAGATTCTACCATATAGGATTATTTCTGTCAACCAATAAATCACAATCATAAAAGAAGGTGAAATCTCATGGCTGAAACCCTGCGCGAACTGGTGGTCGCGCTGTCGCTGGACTCCAGCAATTTCTCGCGCAATATGCGCTCCATCAATCAGCAGATCAAGGAAGCCGAGTCCACCT